GAGTTAACAAATAACTATCTCAAGGTAACCGATGCTGCAGTAATTGCAGCTCTTACAGCTGGCGGTACACAAGCTACAGCTGTAGCAGCTACATCAGCTGGCATCATTTCATACATCTCAACAGAGGCACCACTTGCTTACACAAACTCAAGCTACTTTGCTAAGAATTACCTAGCAGGAAGCTCACAATGGAGCTTGCTACTTGGTGCTACAGATTCAACTGGGCGCCCAATTTATTCAGCGGCTAACCCAATGAATAACGGCGGCAACGCTGCAACTACTAGCGCTAAGGGCAACGTTATGGGCTTAGACCTATTTGTTGACCGTAACGTTGTTTCAACAACTATTGACGAGTCAGCGTTTATTATTGCGCCTGAAGCGTTCACAGTTTTTGAGTCACCAACTGCTTATATGTCAGTTAACGTTGTATCTAATCTTCAGGTACAAATCGCTATCTACGGTTATATGGCCACTATGGTTAATATCGCTGGTGGTATCCGCCGCTTTAACCTCACATAATAAAAACCCACTAATAGTTTGGTAGGCCTCTTAGCCCTTTGAGGCTTACCAAACCTAAGTAAGATAGGAGTATAAAAGTGCCAGCAACTTACGTTACCGCCGCAACTCTCAAAGCGAGTTTAGGCGTGGGCACCCTTTATGACTCTTATACGTGGATAGAGGACACCTGCCAAGCTGCACAAGATCTAATAAACGGCTTTTTATGGTTTGACAGCGCACCCGTAGTCGGTACCGCGTTGGTGTCTAATGTCGCTACCGTTATGGTTGCCAACCCTGGCATCTTTACTACGGGCCAATCAGTAACTATTGCTGGGGCTGGTTCAACCTTTAACGGTACTTACACAATCACGGGCACAATTCCCTTTAGCACAGGCACAGCTAATATCTTGCCTGCATTTAATATGCAGCTTAACTATTGGCAATTCCCACAAGGCTATAGCTTTATTCAATATGTAAAAGTAGCGGCAGATCAAAACTTTAGGCGCGTACTGCCTTATGGCACTATGACAGGTGACGATACAAAAACGGCTACCTACGCCAATACCCCAGCTATAAACGCTGCAGCTTTGATGCTAGCTGAAAATATCTGGACTTCACGGTTTAGTACACAAAACGGTGGAACTAGCCTAGACGGCTACAGCCCTAGCCCTTTTAAGATGTCCAATACTCTTATGGCATCCGTGCGCGGCCTCTTGGCCCCGTATCTTTCACCTGCGGGTATGGTCGGCTAATGCCTGCAGCTATAACTACCTTACGCAGCACAATAGCTGCCGCCTTGGCTAATCCTGGCGTATGGACGGTATTTAACTACCCGCCCAGCACAATGCAAAGTAGCAGCGTGGTGGTTGCCCCTGCAGATCCATATATCACGCCAAGCAATAACTCTCAGGCAACTATCTCGCCTATGGCTAACTTTAAGATTATTATGACCGTGCCTATGTTTGATAATGCCTCTAACCTAATTGGCATAGAGGACACAATAGTAGCTGTGTTTACTAAACTAGCTAATAGCGCAATTGTATTTAATGTTACTAGCGTGAGCGCGCCAAGCGTATTAAGTGTTGCCGCAGGTGACTATCTAACGGCAGATTTACAAATAAGCATACTAACGAGCTGGAGCTAACTAATGGCACTTACAGATGAAGAAAAAGCGTTTTTAATCAAAATTGGCCAAGAGCTGCCAGTAGAGGTTAAAGAGACAAAGACAAAAGACACACCTACCGAGACAACAGGAGAATAGCCCAATGGCGATTTATCTATCCAATACCGTACAGGTTACCCTTAATTCGGTAGCCCTAACAGACCACGTAACAAGCGCAACTATTAACCGTGCCTTTGATGAGCTAGAAGTTACAGCTATGGGCGATACAGCTCACAAGTTTGTTAAGGGTCTAGAAGCTAGCACTATCACTCTAGACTTTTTAAGCGATACAGCTGCAGCAAACGTAAACGCAACTTTGCAAGCTGCCTGGGGTACAACTGTAGCCCTAACGCTTAAGCAGACAAGCGCTGCAACTTCAGCAACTAACCCGCTTTACAGCACTACTGTGCTAGTTAATAACACTACAGATATTAACGGCGCTGTGGCAGATATCGCTACTCAAAGCATTACTTTTACCTGTAATTCACCAATCGTAATTACAACTACCTGAGAATAAACAAAAGGGGCTAACACAATGGCAAAACTTAAAATAACAAGGGCAGACGGCAGCGTATCGGATCATCAGATTACGCCACGTATTGAGTATGCCTTTGAGTTATACGCTAAAAAAGGTTTTCACAAAGCCTTTAGAGATGATGAAAAGCAAAGCGATGTGTACTGGCTAGCCTGGGAGTGTTTACGCACAAGCGGGCAAACCGTACCGATGTTTGGGGCAGAGTTTTTAGACACCTTAGCTAAGGTTGAGGTATTGGACGATGACCCTTCGCAATAGTGGGGCGCGGTAGTTTTGGTTACCTGGTCGCACAGCTAGCCGTAGAAACGGGTATCGCGCCCCAGTATTTACTAGACCTTGATGCAGATATGTTTAAGAATATGCTAAAGGTTTTAACCGATAAAGCTAAGGAGCAACAAAATGCCAGTAGAGGTAAGAGGGGGCGTTGAGCTACGCAAGGCTCTTAAAAAGTTTACCCCTGACCTGGCTAAAGCCCTGCCTAAAGAGGTGGCTACTGCTCTTAAACCTATAGTTAAAACTGGTAAAGGATACCTGCCCGATAATGGACAGATACTAAGCGGCTGGCTGACACGCCCTAATTCAGCAGGTAGCTTTCCTACTTTTGACGTGAGCTTAGCAAAATCTAAAATAGGCTATAAGACCACACCCTCAAAACCTAACTCTAAAGGCTTTAGATCCCTGGTCAGTATCTTTAACAAAAACGCTGCGGCATCTATCTATGAGCGTATGGGTAAGTTAAGCCCTGAGAGTGTCTTTGTAAAAAACCAACAGCAAAAATATAACGCACCTTTTAAGGGCCAAGGCAGGATGCAAGGCCGCGTTTTATTCAGGGCCTACGATGAAAATAACGGCAAAGCTAGAGATGCGGTTATTACAGCTATTAACTCAGCCGCAGCTAAACTTAATCAAAGTACAAAGGTGTAATTATGGCCAGCGTAGTTATAGATATAGCCTCGGAGTTTACAGGCAAAAAAGCATTTAGTAAGGCAGAGACAGCTACTAAGACACTTACTAAAAGCGTAAAAGGTTTAGCTGGAGCTTTTGGCCTAGCTTTTGGCGCTAGAGGTGCGATGCAAGCCGTTAAGGCTTTTGCAGACGATGACAAAGCCGCTAAAGTACTAAGCAAAACTCTTAATAATTTAGGTTTAGCTTTTGCTGACCCAGCCGTTAAAACGTTTATATCTGACTTAGAAAAACAATACGGCATATTAGATGACAAGCTACGCCCTGCCTATCAGATGTTACTTACCAGTACGGGCGATTACATTAAGTCACAAGATTTACTACGCACAGCCCTAGATTTAAGCGCACTAAGTGGTGTGGATGTTGTGAGCGTTACAGCCGATTTATCAAAGGCTTACCAGGGTAATACCCGTGGCCTAATGAAGTATCAGATTGGCCTAAGTAAAGCCGAGCTAGCAGCTATGAGTTTTGAGGAGATTTTAGCCCAGGTGGCTAAGGTCAGTAAAGGCCAGGCGCAATTAGCTGCAGACTCTTACGCTGGATCGTTAGACAAATTAACCGTAGCGGGCGCAAACGTAGCTGAGACACTAGGCAAAGATTTAGTAGATGCCCTTGCAATTCTAGGTGGTGAAGGTGGCCTGCCTAAAACCCTTAGCTTGATCGAGTCTATGTCAAGCGCTATAGGTACTGCCATTATTTACGCTGCACGCTTTGCACGAGTATTAGACATAATTACTGGCAGCGGTGCCTTTAATATGCTAGGCGATCTTAACAAAGCCTTTGCAGAGTTTGAGGCGCAGGATAAAGCAAGAGCTGCTAGTAAGTCTGCGGGGGCAGGTGGCTTTAGTTCATACAATGCTAAAAAAGCAGCCGATGCGTTAGCCCTTGCTAATGCTAAAAAGATTACTCTAGAGACTAAGAAAACAGCGGCGGCGCTATTAGCTGCAGCCAATGCTAAAAAATTATCTTTAGCTATAGACAAGGCTAATCTAGCTTTGAGCAAGGGCACCGATGTTTTTGATATGGATAAAATCCAACTTAACGCAGCGCTTATAGGTCAAGCTGAGGCGCTAGGTAAAGCCACTACAGGCTCACAGATACTAGCTATAGCCAATGATGTACAGCGCCTAAAGGTTAAGCAAGATATAAACGCCCTAGAGGATGCCATAGCCTCAAAGGATGAAGCAGCTATCCTAAAAGCTACAGCCAAGCTAAACGAGGACTTAAAGATACTAGGCGCCTTGCAACGCCAAGACGCAAAACTGCTAGATATAAACAAGGTTTTAGCAGGTATGAAGTCCACCGATTTAATTAACTTACAAAATCTCCAAGACGCTTTAGCTTTATTACAAGCTATGGCCTTATTAAATATGAACAAAAAGTGCGAGGCGCTTGCCGAAAAGCCTAAAGGTTTTATGAAATCAGGTATAACTTACATAGGTAAAACGCCTTTTGTCACAGGCCCAGTTATAGATCCTAAATTATCTCTAAGTACTGTTGATAAAACTGCCGCAGCTACATCCGTATTGCCTGACTACATATCTGCTACTGAGTTTTTTAGCTCTTTAAGCGATGAGCAAAAAGCCGATTTAGGCGGATATAGCCCTGGTATGAACACAGGTATGGGTTATGGTGCAGGTGGCTCAGTTGTAGTAAATGTAAATGCTGGGGCTATTGGTGATGAAAATACTATTGTAGATGCTGTGCAAAATGCTCTTAATGAGATAGCACGCCGAGGCTATTTAACTACCTACGCAGGGGCAATAAGCGCGTGACAGTACCTACAGTGCACGCTGTTATTAACTTTAGTACTGGCCCTAGTTTTGCTCAGGCTATGATTTTAGATAGCGGAATACTAGACACTAACGTGCTAGCAGATAGCGCTAGCGTTATCGTGGATGTATCAAACGTAGTGGACAGCATCCAAACTATTAGAGGCCGTAATGCCCAGGCTGACCAATTCCAAACGGGCACCTTGTCGCTGCGTATCGTTGACCAAAACGGCGATTTTAACCCACAAAACCCAAGCGGGCCGTATTACAACTTACTAACGCCTATGCGTAAGGTGCAGATTACGGCTACTTACGGGGCAACTACTTACCCTATCTTTTCAGGTTTTATTACTAGCTATACAACTACTACACCTAAAAACGCTAATGACGTGGTTTATACCACTATCCAAGCGGTAGATGCTTTTAGACTCGCACAAAATGCACAGATAAGTACGGTAGCTGGTACCTCAGCGGGCCAGCTCAGCGGTGCAAGAATTAACGCGCTACTAGATGCTATTGACTGGCCAGCCTCTATGCGTGACGTAGATGCAGGTTTAACCACTATGCAGGCAGACCCAGGCACAGCCCGCACAAGCCTTGCAGCTATGCAAACCGTGGAGACTAGCGAATACGGCGCCTTGTATGTAGATGCCGCTGGCTCGTTTGTCTTTCAAGATCGTAACGTAACGGCTGGCAGTACAGGAGCTACGCCTACAGTATTTAACGATAACGGCTCAGATATTAGCTACTTTAATGCGGTGTGGCGCCTTGACGATACCCTGGTTTACAACTCAGCCAGCGTTACCCGCACAGGGGGCACAGCCCAAGTAGCTACTAACCAGCCCAGCATAGATAAGTACTTTGTGCATAGCTACAACCAGCAAAACCTACTAATGGAAACCGATGCCGTGGCTCTGGATTACGCGCAGGCATACGTTGCATCTAGGGCTGAGACCAGTATCCGTTGCGATGCTATACAGCTAGACCTTTATACCGATAACTACAACTTAGGTATTATTGCAGCGCTAGAGCTTGACTACTTTGACCCTGTAACTATTACAACTAATCAGCCTGGGGGATCAACCCTTACTAAAACTTTGCAGGTGTTTGGCGTAGCTATGAGCATTACGCCTAACAGCTGGAAAACAACACTTACCACTTTAGAGCCAATTATTGACGGCTTTATATTAGACTCATCCATATACGGTTTGCTTGACAGCGGCGTATTAAGTTATTAAGGAGATAGGACTATGGCAGCTGGATTAGGTTTTAAGACCTTCACTACTGGCGAGGTACTTACGGCAGCTGACACTAACGGCTACCTAATGCAAGGCGTATTGGTGTTTGCCTCATCGGCTGCCCGCGCTGCAGCTGTTACCTCACCACAAGAGGGGCAATACTCTTACCTTAAAGATACAAACAGTACTGAGTACTATGACGGGGCAGCGTGGGTTGCTGCACCTATCGGTGACATCACAGGCGTTACAGCTGGTACAGGTATTAGCGGCGGTGGCACAAGCGGCACCGTAACCGTTACTAACTCAATGGCTACAGCTATAGATGCTAAAGGCGATTTAATTGCTGGAACAGCTGCAGATACTTTTGACCGCCTTGCAGTAGGCACAAACGGCCAAACACTTGTGGCGGATAGTTCCAC